GAAAAGTGATAAATATGGCAAGAACAAGTTTGATGTTGTCACTTCCGGCCAACGTACCAATTATTTTTATTATATAGTACCAAAAAGTTTGATAAAGCCCGATGAAGTCCCTGATTTCTCCGGGCTTATTTATGCTTATGAAGGATCAGTGCAATGTTATTCTCTTGAAAAGGGAAGATATGCAGTAAAGAGAATTTTCTTTGAAGTAGCCAAACCTGCCCAAAAAGTTTCTGACATGAAAGCGGATGATAACTTCATTCGTAAACTCGACTTATCCATGTACTATCGCTATCACCAAATGAGAAGAGACAATTACAAAAACAAGGAATAATATGGAATTAAGATTAGACCCTGAAATACCGGTCACACGGGTTGTCAACGGACATAATGTTTTCAATAAAGGCTATCACCACGGATTACGAGGAAAAACCTATGAAGAATACTATGGCAAAGAGAGAGCTGTTGAAATAAGAAAAAGACACAGCGAGGCTTTGAAAGGACATAGATATTGGTCTAATGGAAACGCCCATGCCTTTGCGTGTATCGCAATCACTCCCGAAGGCAAATGGTATAGATTCGAGTCAATAACCCAAGCTGCCCAAAAGTTAAATCTGAATTATGCCACAGTTCGCCGGTATATAAAACGAAAAATCAAACCCCAAAATGGCTGGCAATGGTTCTTGGAGAAAGATAATAACTGGATAAAACATATTGATGATGGAAAAGCTGAATGAAATCGCACAAAAAGCTTATGAATGTGCTGTAAGACGTGGAAAGATTGATCCCGACAATGATAGTAACAACAATCTCCACCGCGATCTGCTTGAAGAAGTTGCCGAAGTCTTTGAATGTACAGGTGAGAAATCTCCACATATTAAAGAGTATTTAGATGTAGAAGAAGAGCTGGCAGATGTAATCATTGTTGCCCTAAGCACACTACACCATTTCAAATGTGACATTGATTCACTCATTGAAGCCAAAATGAATTATAATAAAAATAGAATGGATTGATATGGGAACCGGACAATTAATAAAATTGATTGTTGAGGCGTTTGTGCTTATCTTTGCACTACCATGTGTCTATAAAGATTTCATGAACTTATGGAAAGAAAAATAAGTGATATAAAAGACAAAAAGTTGAAAGCTGAAAATATCACATTGGCAGCAATATATAACATATTGTTCACCAATGATATAGTTTGCTCCTTAATTGTAGAAATGTTAAGTGCATTACGCAAATCAGGGCTTTGTCGTTTCCGTGTAAAGCAGCAAGGAAATAAACTGGAACAGTTGATGCTTCAATATGAAAAGAAAATCAATAAAATAGCCGGAAACCGAGCTTTTTTCATGGCTGATGCCAACCAATATGTTGCAGATGAAGTACAACCTGATTTGCTTAAAATGGAATACTCCATTAAAATGGAGTTTGACAAATGCCGGATTGAGAATAGTGCCTTACTTGCCAAAGTAGAACTTGCAAGATGTATGGCAGAGCTTGCTTGCCTATCCCTTGACAAACGGATAGAAGAAGTCCGTCCATATAATAAAGAAGTAACCGGAATAACATATCTCCGGCTCACTGACACATTTAAAGTATTGGATGAACTTTCTGATATTTTATATAGGGGAGGGTATTGTAACCTCAATCAAAGCGATAATTGCAAAAGGGGTATGGCTATCATACAACGAAAACTTACTGATTGTGATATTATCAGCCGCGCAATCAATGAGTCAGACAAGTTAAATCCTGCTGATAAAGACGGATAAAAATGGCAAAATATCGTATAGGAATATCCGAAAGTTTATTGGGAGATTCTCGCTATTAATGTCAGATCAAAAGGTTTGGCATTTGGTGAAATGATGAAAGTTTCGGTACCAAAGAACGAATTTTAGATTATGTTTGTAAACTTAAAAAAACGGACATATAGTGTTTAACTATTTATAAACTGATTATGAAATTAGAAGGAAGAATCATCGTGGCACAACCGATACAATCGGGTGTATCAAAGAATGGCAATAACTGGCAGAGACAAGACTTTGTTTTGGAAATTCCCGGCCAATACCCTAAGAAAGTTGCCTTTTCAGTAATGAATAGTAATATTCAGAATTTTGGATTGGCCGTTGGGCAAGATGTTGATATTGAAATAGATATTAATGCGAATGAATGGCAGGGAAGATGGTTTAACTCCATTACTTGCTGGAAAGCAACACTCCGTAATCCGGGACAGTCTGCCGCGCCACAACAGCCCCAAACTTATTATCAGGGAGCATCATCCACCACGGCACCCTCACAAAACATGCCTCAACCACCAGTGGATTTCGGGGAACAAAAAGACGATTTGCCTTTCTAAAAAAGGAGAAGGGAGCCGAAATGCCCCCTTCTTTTTATTAATGTTCCACTTTTACGATTTCATTATAAACTATTCTGCTTCGTGGGTTATAATTGACTATTGTTTGTTTATATCCCTTTGTACCCCATCTCCACCATAGGAACTTGTGTTTATATATCCGGCTTATCGCGCTTGAAAGACTGTCTCTCACTTCATAGGTAAATGTGCTATCAGGAATATTTGCATAAAAATCCACCCATTTATCTGAATAATTGAAACTGCTGTCTTTCAGAACAAATACAATACTGTCTTTAGTGACAACTTTTGTGGTTGTGATATATTCGACTTCTTTAGGACGCAGATTCAAATCTTTTATCAGTTTTGCATCCGCACTCCGCAGCTCTTTCAATTCTTCAATGTTAAGCCGCAAAACATGGTTTTCAACCACATTTAGACTATCCCTAATCTTATATTCTTCAAGTCCAGTACAGAGACTTTTCATATTATCTGAAAGTCGGGCACTTTCCATTTTCTCCTCCTGCCACAACCGGTACATCGAAAAGGTTGCCGCAAGGAGTAACACCCAAATTACTCCTATACCTATCTTCCACCTCATAATCAATCTGTATATACATTTTTACCAACTTCTGCAATAACCACCCATGCACCATTACAGAACCCATATATCTTACCGTCATTCGCCGGCATTTCAGGTATTGTGTTAAGCTTTGTCTCATTGGCAGTGGCTTTGCTAAGAGCACTTTGAGCTGTACTTTTTGCTGCATCAGCCGTTGTTTGTGCGGTCACAGCCTTTCCATCCGTAACAGCCAACATTCCGGTCAGAGTTTTTTCATTGGTTACTCCTGCAAGGAAGGTCTCAATTTCATTGAAGGTATCAATGGCCGTAGTCGCATCAACAGTGCCAACCAGTTCATCCAATGCTGTTTTCACTGCATTTATGGACTGTTCCAGTTGGGATTCTGCCAATTGAGCACGTCCGCTTTCTGCCAAAATATCCGATTTATTCGCATAGCTGCCACTATCAGAACTCTCCAAAAATGAAGATGAAATAGGAAGTTCATTACATCCTACCATAACATACTGTCCGGCTATCAACCCGTCAACATTTATATCACAGAACTCTCCGACACTAAGTGCTGTTTTGTAAGGTACATAATCCTTTCCATTAGAACTTTTATACACAACAACTCTATTGTTTGCTGCATCTCCAAAATTGATGCTGATTGCAAATTTCCCAGTAGATAACTGTACCGGTTGGCTTTCGTACCAACCCTCTTCTTTAAGAGTAAAATTCAATTTTGCCATATCTTCTATATGTCGTTTATATGTTTGTTTCCTATATCAACTCCCAGCCTTTCCTTACCTCATCCATATTTGCAGGAACGCCATTCTCAACATAACTCATTGCAGCTACCACCGCAATAAGTTGTTCCCGGTTGTTTCTGTTCAGAACTGTATGACGAGATATGCCCGAACGTTTTTCGACTGTGGCAATATACACGTCAGTATTGTTTTCACATGGCGGTGCCCATCGCATAATAACATCTTCAAGTTCATTGGCCGTACCATCTTTGTCAGTATCATACTTATTAAGAATATAAGTTTGAAGGGTTTTAAAAGCAGCACGATAACCGTATGCCATAGTTTTAAACTGAAAGAAGCTTTTATCTGTCTGTGTTACAGACAATCCCTGCCATTTCGTATTATTTCTTCGTATATTTAATGGATTATTATTCCGTAGTCCCCGTGTCATTTTTATCCTCCTTTTCTTTTTGTGTTTCAAACAATATTTGTGCGGCCAGTCGTGCTATATCATCCTTATTTTCAATGATTATACTCATAGTCTTTTCCGCTTTCCGAAGCTCGGCCTTTTCCCATGATTTCTCACGTACTGATTTAAACTCGCAGAAGACACAATAAGCAGCCCATAACATAGCAAATACCGGAAATGGAATGACAATACAACAAATAAGATCAATCATAACCAGTGTAAGAAACGGATTAAAATACTTCTTTGCTTTTGTCGCTGTTATTTTATACTTTTTCGAGGTACGAAGTTCGCCGCGCTGCTTTGCCTTCTGAATCCCCGAAATAAAATCTATCCCCATTGCAACAATGATAGCTGTCATACTCACCGCTATCAAAACCAAATGTAAAAACAAATGGTCGTGAATGAATGCTTCGATAATGTCGTTCATATTCTTTTGTGTTTGCGTTTGTATATTATTCCAATAGTAATTTATTGATAGCATCAATAAAGGATGGGGAACACAAACTCGCGTATTCCCTAATCATATTACACTCTTCATCGTTATACTCAATCTCTCCATTAGAGTTGAATATTTTAAATGCAAGAGCATGAGCCTCTATTCCTCTACCAAGTTGATAAATGATATTTGCAAAATCCTTTTTGTAGTTCTCAACGGAGCATCTTGTCTTATCAATATCAACAAAAACCTCAATTCTTTCAAAATTTATCCTTTTCATAATCACTTCCAACCATTGTCATTTGAAGCACCAAACATCAGACCTCTTCCCAACCAGTCAGAGTTCGGTGACGGATACATAAAATCTGCCAATTGCATACAATGGTGCATAGAACCGCCATTCAACGTTTGCTTTGTTCCATTCGCATATACCTGAACATTATTATAATTGTCATTTGCATTAACCAAGAATATCCTTTGGGTAACGGCAAGACTCAAAAGATAACGGTAGGTCGCGCTTGACGTTATTCTGAATATGACCGTATCGACTGGAAAGCCCGATGTCTCGCCGTTATAATCGTATCTTGGCGAATAGCAAGGAACTATATAATAAGTTTCATTATTTGAAGAAGTCCCGGAAGTCAAAGGAATATAAGTACCGGCTTTATCAGCCCCTTTTGTGTACACATAGGCATAGGAGCCATAAACTACCATAATGCTTCTTTCTCTTGCGCCAAACACACCTCTACACCATAAGTCAGAAGTGTAGAAGCGTAATGATCGGCCTTCTTTAGTTCCTTGATGATACATATCACCATCAAACCACATCCTTCCATCACTTCCAAAACTGATTCCCCCAACCGCATTACCAGCATCATTTACGCAATTCAGTCTTGTAAAAGAGCCTGACACACCTTTCAATGTACCTTCAAAAGTGCTGTCACCTGAAATGACCGCACCAGTAGCATAAAGTTTCCCTGCTATACTTACTTTATATGGTGCATCAGTCGGTGTTGTAGCTCCAATCCATAGCGGATAGTCGCCACCAACAAGCCCTGCCGCAACCGTTGTGTTGTCAGATTTCATAATCAAAAGCTGATTACCCTGCATAAATCGAAGAATAGCGTTTTGAGCCATGATAAGCGGAGTGTACACCGGTACCAAAGAATTAAACTTCTGCCAATAAGTTGTATTTGTTACTGGAATGGAATCACTGGACGTATGAGTTTTCAGACATTTATACGCGTTAAACGTATTGGCACCGGTAGTCACAATAGCAATATCCAAGTACCGGGTACCGGAAGTCAAAGCCTCGTCATTGCGATACTCTATGCCTTTAGCCCATTCGGATTGCCGGAGAATACAGCCCTGAAGCCCGTTTTTCCCCGGTTCCCCATTAGTACCGTCAATTCCATTTTTGGCCTTTCTTCGTATTAATATATGCCCTTGTGCCTCCATACCGGATTACTTCAATTTTGCCAATACTTCTTTTGCGATCTCTTTAGCCTTGATACGATAGTTCTGATAATCAGTATATTCTTTCAGATACTCGGCACGCTTATCTTCGTCAAGTTCCGAAGTTGTATCACGTGCCATTTCCAAATTGGCAAAAATGGCATCACGTTTGTTTGCATCATAACGTTCCATGATAATGGCGCTTACAATGCTGTCATAATCATGTTCCCCTTCAACATCCACATTTTCACAGACATACTGGTCTTCAACCACCACATCTTCCGAACCGGCCTTTTGAACAGCTTCTCTTCTCTCAAAGTCAAAGTAAATGCGTAGCAACGCACCTTCAAGTACAAATTCAATACCAGTCGGCAGTTCTCCTACAAGAGTTCCATAACTTTTCATAAATTACCTCCATTTTTATAATTATTCTTCAAAATAATAAGCACTCTTCCCGTCACCTAACGAACGCCGCTTGACAATCACATTTTCCACTAGAAAAATCTTTTGACCGTTATTCTCCGCTTCGCGAGCCTGATCCAACACATCTTTCAGGTTGTAACAGTTCGTTATGAATTTGCTACGTTGTCCGTTCTGTTCAAAAAGAACACAATATCTTCCTTCACCTTGCTTTGTCTTCACATTCGTTTCAAAGTCCACTACTGTTATAGGGACATTGAGAATATCCATCAATCTTGTTTCTTTTACATCGAAGAACTTCTTTCCATCCTTCGTTCTACCACTCTGTTTGATACCTTTATCTGCAAAACTCATATCATTATTTGTTATTGTTCTCCATAAATTCTTACAATCTCCCCACTTGCACCAGCCCCAGTAATGTGACAGATTTCTCCAATCAATATCATTTCTTCCAATATTCACTGTTGCTTTGTTTTAAAATTTACACCATACTTCCAATTTTGTCTTGTTCAGACTATTTTAATTATTCCGATAACTGCAAGCTGTTTCTACTTGCTTGAATAATTCGCCCGGAGCTTTCGAGAACCAACCTACTAACACCGCTTGTTGCCTTCCGCAAATTGGGCAACCTTTCCGCATTCTTGATTTTCTGACATCGTAACCAATTGATTACTACGTTGCAACGATATAAATCCTGCAAGGTCATGGCTCGGAGAACTCGCAGATCACTCTACGATAAATAAGTATGGCGAGAGCCGATATTCGCATTCGAGTTCGACCAATCGTTATTCGAGTTCGCATAAGCGAGGCCGCAATTCGCACCGTTATTCGCATTACCGCCCCAAAGAA